ACCCATTGCACATGCTACATATCAATGCTTGTGCGTTAAAATCTTATTTTGATCATGAGGATTATTCGGGAAAGGCCGTCGGGCCTTGGGATGAATATTATAAATTCACCACTGTAAGAAACCCTTGGAAGAAAATGGTTTCACACTACTTCTTCTATAGGCCGGACAAAAATTTTAGACAGTTTTTTGTAAACGACACCGAATATGATCCCATTACACAATTTCATTTTAGTTTTAATGAATGGTTAGAGCGGGTTATGAACGGAGGGGGATTACCTAGTTATGATTATTTTTGTTGCGAGCATCTTGAAGGAAATCCAGCTGGTCGCTGGGCCGGGGCAGGACCGTGCTTGCTCGATGATGTATTTAAAATTGAAGAGATAAATGAAACATTACCGAAAGCGCTGCTAGAAAATACAGGCATCGAAATAGATGAAGTCCCGCATATGGATCCAGCTTACAAAAAAGATGACGACCCTACCTCAATGTATTCTAGTTGGAAGGGAGATTACTATAGTCTATACAACGAAAAATCAATAAAAATAATCGAACGAATGTATCAGTCAGACATCGAAAAATTCAATTACGAGTTTGGTCAATAATTTATTCTATTTCTTTGTGGTCCAATAACTTTAATAACTGGTACGCCTTGCTGTTTATCATGCCGAGTTCTATGGAAATTCCGGGATCATCATGTTTACAAAAGGGATAAGAAATGTCTAAAATCTCATTAATAAGCTTATCGGCCTTGGCTTTACCCTCTTTGCTCGTATCAATATTATATTTCATAATTTCCGGGAATAATGTTATAATATATTAACGTGCCAAAGATCTATTGTCAAACTTGCGGTGCGGCTAATGTATATGCTGCCGTAGCCAAGCCGAATTTCTGTCAGAAATGCGGTTCTAGATTTGGTAGCCCAAATAGCGAAGAACCTTCTGAAGAAGAATTTGCAGAAGGTAACATTCCTACCCTAGAGGGGCTAGATATAGATATAGAGGTTAACGGTCCAAATACGCTTGAAATAAATAAGTTGGCTGGGACGAGGGACTCGCAAAATCTAGGTAAAGTCGAAGTTCATCTACCAGACGGTCCAATACCATCTTCTGAGCAATCTTTAGAAGACTTCAAAAGGGAGGCAGCAGCCATAAGAAAAAAAACTTAGGGTGAAAGAAAAAAAAGCCAAAAAGACTAATACAAAGGCTACTAAGAGAAAAAAGGAAGAAGGAAAAAGGTTTGAAGACTGTTTAGGAGAAATTGATGAAGAAATTTCAAAGAAAAGGGGTAAGTGGAATTTAAAAGCCTTACCATGGATTGATTATGACGACGTTGCGCAGATAATAAGATTTCATATCTTTAAAAAGTGGCATCTTTATGATCAGAAAAAGAAACTTAGGCCTTGGATTAGAACGATAGTTTCCAATCAGATAAAAAATCTGATAAGGAACAACTATACGAATTTCGTAAAACCATGCGTCAAGTGCGCAGCGTGCTTCGAGGAAACGAAATGCTCCATCTACGGAGCGCAGTCTGGCGAATGCCCCCTATATCGGAATTGGGAGAAAAACAAAAAAAATAGCATGTATGCAAAAATGCCTGTTTCACTTGAAAATCACTCCCAAGAGGTCTATTTTCTAAGTACTGGCTCTTCCATAGACATTCAGAGATCTAGTGCAAACTTGCATAAAAAAATGGAGGAGGTATTAAAGGTAAATGAATGGAAAATATATCGATATTTATACATAGAAATGAAGTCCGAAGTAGAAACGGCCAAAATGATGGGCTACAAAACTTCAGAAAAAAATAGGTCTCCGGGATATAAACAAATTAAAAACATTAAAAAGAAAATAATAAAAAAAGCCCGAGAGCTAATAGAAAACGACGAAATAGATATATATTAATTATGTCAGAAATCGAACTAACGAAGGAGCAACAAGAGAGCATTCTAAACGAGTGGAATTCACGGCCGGAAAATCCCCCATCTCTTTTAGAGTTAATTCGTATTGCGTATCCGAATGAAAACGTAGATGGAAGAAGCAAGGAGGGGAAAGCGGTAAAGGCGTTTCTTGCCACGAGAGAAATTAAAGCGTATGCATCACATCAATATCAGCCCAAACAAAAAATCGAACTCACAAAAGAACATCGGGAATTTATTAGAAATAATTTTTCAATGATGTCGTCAGTGGAAATGGCTAGAATTTTATTTGCCGACCCAGAGCTAACTAATCTAAATCAAGAGTCTAGGGCTGTGGTACAATATGTAGAGAGCTTAAACCCTGCCATCGCTCATGCGGCGCAAGCGGAACTGCTCCCCAACATAGAAGCTTACGATCCTCCAAAAACTTTAACCGCAACGATAACCAAGGTAAATCGTTATGTCCACGAGGGCATAAATAAAAATAAACTATCGATCAATCTAAAAAACGGATTAAATGCTCTGATTGGTTATTTACATACATTTAGATTTCAGCATCAAATAAGTACTTATAGAAACGAGACAGACAGGGAACTATACGAAAGCAGCTTCGTTAGGTATACATATGATAAGCCAGATTTATCTCAGGAGGAGGTAGATCAATATATTGTTCTTTCTACCGAAGTCGTTATCTCTAGCAACATCCAGAGAAGAGTAGAAAGACTTCAGGAGCTTATGGATGGCGCAGCTAGCGACACAGAAGGAAGGAGGATATCTATGGCGCTAGTTGAGTCTATAGATACTTCTCACAAAGAATATAATCAGTGCGTTAATAGGCAGCAAAAGCTCCTTGAAAGCCTAAAAGAAAAAAGAAGTGACAAGCTCAAAAAACAAATCAATGAAAACGCGAGCATTCTTAACTTAGTTCAAATGTGGAGGGAAGAAGAGAGCAGGCATAAGATGATCAAGCTGGCAGAACTTAGAAAAAAGACCCTAAAGAAAGAGATAGAAAATTTATCCACTATGGACGAAATGAAGGCAAAAGTTATGGGGATATCTAGAGATGAGGTGCTCAATGGTTAACTGCAAGGAATGCGAAGAGAAATTCAAGAATTACGTTGATCTACACAGGCATCTTAGGTCTCATAAGATGCTCCTTGTAGACTATTACCACAAGCACTATCCCAGAAAAGACCTACTTACGAGCGAATTTATAAAATTTAAAAATAGAGATCAATATCTTTCGGATGACTTTAATACAAAAACCAATATGAAGAAATGGCTGAAGAGCCTGCATATTGATGAATCTCGGGAATATTGTGAGTCAATCTTGTTGAGGAGAAAAGAGAGCAAGGGAATAAAGTATACCCCGTCCCAAGTGGAGTTAAGAAGCTTATTGAGTCCGCCTACTCAATATTTTAATGAAATTTTTTCTGATTATTATGAGCTTTGTCGAGGGCTGGGCCTAAAAAATAAATATGTTCATGCTGACAACATTGTGTGCGGAACAGCCTATAAAAATCAAAAAATATACATAGATACAAGAGAGCAAAAGCCCCTCAAATTTGAAAGGGAAACGGAAGTCAAAACGCTTAAGTTCGGAGACTATGCTTTTAGTGAGCCAAAGCTCACATGTAATTGTAATATAGAAAGAAAATCGTTATCCGACTTTATCGGAACCATGAGCGGAGGATACGAAAGATTTATTAATGAAATTGAAAGGGCCGATGAACAGGAAGCTTATCTAGTTATCCTCGTGGAGGAAAGCCTACAAAACGCCTTAAGCTTCAGGTTCTTACCTCACATCTCAAAGAAAATAAAGGCTAGTCCGGAATTTATCTTTCACAGGACGAGGAGCTTGATTCAGAAGTACCCGAGGATACAGTTCTTATTCGTTAACGGAAGAAAAGAATCTACTCGAGTGGTGGAAAAAATTTTTACTTCTGGCTGTGTGCATGAGAAAATAGACCTGCAGTTAGCGTATGACAATAAGGTCCTGTAATGTGGTATTGCCCTGAAAAATATAAAATTGAAATTCCGAATGTCAACGAAAAGCTTCTGGAACTAAAGGGAGACTTGGAGAACAAGGAAGCTAAGATCACTCTGGCTAAATTTCTGCGCCACAACATCGGATTTACTACGGAACTTATTTCTGGAATTAAACTAGCGCCATATCAAGAGGTGACCTTAAAAGCCTTCATGAACAGAAACTTCAGTATGTGCGTATGGGGTCGTGGTTGCGGCAAGACATTCATAGCTAGTATTTTTTGTTTCTTACAGTGCATATTTTATCCGGGGACCAAGATAATGATCGCTGGACCGACTTTTCGTACGGCTAGGTTTATTTTTAATAATTTAGAAAAACTCGTTGATACTCCCGGTGCAGCACTTTTAGCTCAGGCTTTCGGAGCCAAATCAAAACGTAACGACCAATACGAATGGTTAATTAATGGAGGTTCGATAACAGCTATTCCGCTAAGTGGAGAAAAGATTCGCGGTTTCCGAGCTAACGTTCTTGTTCTCGATGAGTATATGCTTCTTCCTGAGGACACGATTAAGACGGTACTTATGCCGTTCTTGGTGGCTCCCCAGAACATGAAAGAAAGAATAGCGGTCAGGGAGATAGAGGATAGGCTCATAGAAAAAGGAGACATGAGAGAAGAAGACAGAATGGTCTTCGAAAATGATTCCAAAATGATAGCTCTCTCTTCTGCAAGCTATACATTCGAAAATCTATACAGACAATACCAAGAATGGGTATCGAATATATACGGAGAACAGAAAACGGACGCCACTTATTTTGTGTCCCAAATGGGCTACGAGTCCTTACCGGAGCACATGATAGATAGTGTTATTATTCAAGAGGCTCAAGAAGGAGGGCAAAGTCACTCTTCATTTTTAAGGGAATATTGCGCTAGATTTACTGACGGTAGTGACAGTTACTTTAGCGCGAGAAAGATGCACGAATGTACGATACCGGACGGAGAATCACCGACAACTAAAATCGTAGGAGACAAAGGGCAAAGATATATCGTAGCGATTGACCCGAGTTTCTCCAACAGCCCCAGTTCAGACTTCTTTGCTATAGCGGTATTAGAATTAGATGAAGAAACTCAGCAGGGGACGTTGGTACATAATTATGCCGTTGCCGGAGGTAACCTCAGAGACCACATAAAATATATGCACCATATCATGACGAACTTTGACGTGGAGATGATTATCATTGATAATGCGGGCTACCAGTTTATAGATAGTTGCAATGAGAATAAAGAGTTCATAAAAGATAAAATTGAATTAAAATTCTTTGACTTTATTAGCGATAAGGACGGCTTGGACTACGAACTAGAAATTAAAAAAGCGAGAAGGCAGTACAACAAGCAAGATCAAAAGAAAGTATTTAAACAAATATTTTCTAGTGACTTTATTAGAAAGGGCAATGAACACCTACAAGCAAATATAGATCATAAAAGGTTATGGTTTGCGTCGAGGACTACGGCTAACGAGGCCGCGTTCAATAAATACTCTGGCAGGAAGGTCAACCTAAACGAAGTGAATGAAAAAACCAAATTAGAGTTTATGGAAACACAGGATAACTTAATTCATCAAACCAAAAAACAGTGTGCGTTGATAGAAGTAAAAAGCACGGCAAAAGGGACACAGACATTCGATTTACCCCTACATCTCAAAAAGAGCGAGTCGATAAATAGGGCCAGAAGAGACAACTATACCACACTTATGCTAGGAAATTGGGCGATAAAGTGCTATTATGATATGATGAATGCTCCGAAAGAAGAAGCTGGAACTTTTGTTCCGAGGATGCTATAATTTAGTGTAAATAAAAAAAGATGAAAAAAGCCCAAACAAGGTCAAAACAGGTCAAAAAAGAAATAGCCACATCAGGGGTACCTCTGATGACGGTAAACGCGTCTTCTCCCGCTAAGTCTACCAGAACCAGAAGGAATAGATCTGCGACGATTGAAAGGACGGATAGATTTGAAAATATAGACAGGGGCATGATCCCGTTTCATTATTCCACCTCTACTTACGGGGATAAAACCTCGAGTATCGATGTAAGAGACACTGTTATGTTGTGCCAGAAGGCGTATTATAATTTTCCAATCTTCAGGAATACAATCGACTTGATGACAGAGTTCTCCTTAAGCAAGCTCTATCTGAGGGGCGGCAGCAAAAAGTCTAGAGATTTTTTTATGGCTCTTTTCGAAAAAATCAATATCTGGGATCTCCAAGACAGGTTTTTTAGAGAATTTTACAGGAGCGGGAATGTTTTTCTTTATAGGTTCGACGCAAAAATTAGAAAGGAAGACCTTAATAAGATGACGCAGACCTTCGGCGTGGGTGGGCTGCGACAAGGCTATAATATTCCAGTAAGGTACAGTATTCTTAATCCTGCCGATATTCACGTGGGAGGTAATATATCTTTTGCAGCAAATACGTATTTTAAACAGCTATCTGGGTATGAACTAGAAAGGCTAAGAAATCCAAGGACAAAAGAGGACGAAGAGGTTTTGATGTCTCTACCTGTGGAACTAAGAAAGAAAATTAAAGATCGGGCGACTCACGTCCTAATGCCATTAGATGTGGCTAGAATAAATGCAATTTTTTATAAGAAGATGGACTATGAACCATTTGCCGTACCTATGGGTTACCCAGTTTTAGACGACATTAACTGGAAGGCAGAGATGAAAAAAATGGACATGGCCATCGCTAGGA